TAATCACCATCGTCTTGTGATTCCCCAAACTTAACCCACTCTTCCTTAAACATTTCAGAGCCTCTAGCCTCAAATGAAGCCATAAACTCTTGTCTAAATGCATAACTTGACATAGATTTCTTAGCTATATCAATTTCTGATGAATCTAATATAGGATTATCGTAGCTAGTAAAGTGCCATCCCTTATAAGTGTCATCTTCACCAAGCTCTGCATACTTATAAAGGTCGTAAAAATGGTTTCGACCCATTGGAGTACCAATAAATAACGCCTCTCCCTTCTGGTCTGCCAATGCTGGGCGAAGTATCTGCTCCCATACGTCAGGCTTCATGTCTGCGTACTCGTCCATTACAAGGTATTTCAGCGATACCCCACGCATGGTTTCAGGTCTATCAGCCCCTTTCAGGCTGATTGTTGCTCCATTTACCAACTTGATCTGTAAGTTATTAATATGAGAGCCTGATATAACTGGATGACCTAACTCAAGCAGGGTTTGCCACATAATATCTCTGGCCTGGCCTTGGGTCGGAGCGACATAAAAGACATGACCTTTGTTAGCTTGAAGGCCATTAATGATTAGTAGCCATGCGGCAAGTCTAGATTTGCCTGTACGCCTGCCTGCGGCAACCACTTTAAATCGGGTAGGATCAGAATATACGTCCTGTTGCCACGGTAACAGCTGTACGTTTAAGTCAGCCATTATTAAGCGCCATTAAAGTTGACTAAAGACGGAGGCATGTCTAGCAAGTCAAACGTTACGACTACCTCAAGGTTTGCTGTTCCACCCGCTTGACACTTTATTGCTTCGTTTTCATGCAACACAAATAAAGGGCCACCACCATTTCCTAGCGTTTCTTTACTTCCACCCGTAATGCTTTCGCCATCAAAAATATACACTTGAGGGGTTCCGCTCAAATCCCAATACAAATCAATTGTTTGGGCAGATCCTCCATGATTTGCTACAAATACATACTTAATTTCTACATGAAATCCGTTAGGAACAGTAAATAGTGTAGTGAGCGTGGCATCTGTCAGGGTTGTGTGCTTGGTATATAGCATTATTGATATGTCCAGACTACCGGCTGAGTAGGCCGAGCATCTACATGAATGAACGATTTGGCTACGCCAATCCCCGTAAATCCCATATTAAAAGCAGTAATTAGTAGTTTGTAACGGTCTACGCCATTGCTGACGTATATATCCGCCGCTATGCCTTTGGTGTGAACACCTGGGGTTTCTTTTTTAGCTTCAATGCTGTGGGATGGATCGCGGTATCCAGATGTGATCGTAAATGGGAAATTGCATTGGTGGCGGAGTTCATCAAGCTTTTCAAGAAAATCAGGATCCATATTGTTTTCCCCTGTTTCCTGGCAGTTAAACTCTTCCAGCTTAAAGTATCTCACCAGAATCCCCATCTATCGTGGTTTGCTTAATAGCAGGCTCCGATACATCAGATACCTCAGCCATACCAACACCAGTAATGTTTATCTGTATCGCAGATTTACCACCACTTTGTATCACATCTTTCTCAAATGCGGCTACAGGTAATATACGATCCATTACTAACTTCCAAGCCGCCGCCTGATTCTTATGGTCATGGTCAAGAGCGGCCTCAAATATCGTATCCAGCACCTTCTTCGATTTAGGAGATGCCAGCATACGAGCCTTATACTCGTTAATTATTCCAGCATCACCCTTGGGTCTGCCTACCTTCCCCCTGCCACGGCGGGAGTTCTTGGCTAAATCCTTTTGAGTCGGCCTGCCAGATGATTGAGTCCTTTGCTTTCGCTCATCATCCATGGGTGCAGGTGATTCTGCATTATCCATCGTCTTCCTTATTACCTTTTGCTATATCAATTAACTCGGTCAATGCCTCTTCAATAGCAGATAAACTATCCGAAAGCAAAAAAAGGCTGTTGGTCAGCCTTTCTATCTGCTCATGGATATCAACCTCTTCAACCGGCATTTGTTCCCCCCCTATAGAAAAATACCGAGGGGAACGGTTTATATGGCTTTAATAGCCAATATAAACGTTCCACAGTTCCCTACTTGCCCATCATAATGACAGAGTATCCGCCCATTCCGCCCATTCCGCTCATTGGCTTGGATTCAGTTTCCTCTGGCGTGGCCTTGGGATCATACATGGTAGAAAAGCCAGCATCCTGCATAGCCTTAATTTGTTTCTTTGACCGCTCACACATGGAGTAGTAATCAATAGAACGATATTCAACTGTATGCTCTGGTTTCTTTTCCATTTTCATTTCCTCAAAAATTAAAACAGTGCTTATTAAGCCCTCCGACCCCCCCTATCCTATACTAATTCCACATAACCGCAACACCAATACTTAGACCAAAACGGAATATACAGCTAAACCGTTATTCTGCAATGGTTCTATGGCCTTCAATTTCACTCTTTTTTGTATGTTGGTGGGAACTCTATATATCATCGACGTTGCCACCCCCTCCCCCCGTGTCAATTGTACCCCCGTTCATACTGGTGGTTAGTAAGGCTCTTATGTAGATGAGTACATTGATACAGGTAGAATCGTTATGTATCACGGTATATCGAACAGGTGGATCTAGATGGGCAAGAGTGTGTGACTGGATGGCACCCTATATCGTCAACCCAAAAGTCAAAGTCAAAACATGTCGGACGGATCTGCCCATCTACCATTACGCGAGTTGACACTCAAGGTTCTGTCGCGTGTGCGGATTGCCTTTGCAAAGCCGCGACAAGTCGCGCTTTTTATCTGCAAAGACAACCGAAGCAAATCGGCTCGATAACCCTGGCTATTGCGACAGAACTCGCGTAAAGGCAGGCAGATCCTGATCGGAGCGGACAGCCGTGAGGTCGCGGCAAGCCGCGTCTTTTTCACGCTGTCCTTAATGCGCCGCAATGTAGCGTGATCTTTGTCCCCGCCGAATGCTTATCAGATTTCACTACACACACGGCGAAATCTGACTGATGCTATTTATTTCAGCGGGGACAAATCTCCGCGCTCCAAAGCTACCATCTGCATATCGGGAGCACAGTCTGCGTCAAGCGGCGGCGTTCGGCAAAATTCGCCAGCGATACTGCCGCTGGGTAAATTTTGTCCAAACCCCGCGAGCTTGACCCAGCCTGCTTCAAAGCGTCCGCAAAAAGACGCGGGTCGCTTTCTCCCGATGTTGGGAACGGTGTTCCGCAAGGGACATTCAATCAATCCATCTAGGAGAAACACAATGAGCAATACTGACAGAAAAGTAAACTTCGCCCGCATCGACGGCATGAGCAATATCTTTATGGCGATGGAGAACGTAAACGAGTCTGACTTTTCTCCCAAGCAGGGTCGTAGCGGCAGAGACTTACCATCTTTCAAGGGCATCATGCTCTTTGAGGATCGCAATGTTGAGGTGGCTGTCTGGCCCTGCAAGGATAAGAACGGCAAGCCTTACGTTCGACTGGCACTGAAAGACGCTGTTGCCGCAGAGCAGGAGCGCCACGAATGGAAGATGAAGCAACTCCAGAATCGTAGTGAGGCACCGGAGGCTGTTGAGGATCGTCGCTCTGGGCACGATTCGGAGTTCCAGAATCGGGATGCAGTGCACGATGATACTCGACCAGATGAGAAGTCTGAGGCGGAGCATGACGAGAAAGTTAAAGCCAAGCGTCGGCCTCGTAAGGCTAAGGCGGCTTGAACATCATCAGGGGGGCTTCGGCTCCCTTTTTTTATTGTCACTCTCTATTCGTGTAGCCAGATCGCTTTCATTGTTCAGAGCCTGGGCTCGCGCGAATGTCACCGCAAAAAGACGCGGTGCCTTTCTATTACGCGCGAGTCCCAGCCTCAAGATTATATCTGATTATGCTCCGGTCTTGATGGACGGTGGCGGGATGACGCGGCGATGACGAGATGGTGGTATGAGATGTGACGCGGACGCTTTGATCCCACGGCGCGCCATTATACCCGCTGGACAGCGCGGGTGAGCGCGCGCGTGTGATGCCTCAAAGCATCCGCTAAATCAATTATGTAAGGAGTTGATATGTCTGAAGAAAATACTTATCGGATTGTTGACCACACTGGTATTCATCTTTGCGAAGTGCGGTTTCATCGACATCTTGATGAAGGTTTGCATCCGATTTACTTGCAAGATATTTGCGAGTCAATGAGTGCTTATGGGTACGCACCTGTACCTAAGTTTGAGATGTCCGAGTTCGGGCAATTGATAGCTGATTAAGGAAATGGCTGTGATAGTAACCAAAGAACAACAGTTGCAAGCAAAAGTATCGCGTCTGATATGGGACATTGCTCAGCTGTCAGATGCATTGGCTGATGATCCTCAATACGACAGGCATTGGAAGCCCAGGTTAGAGCGCTTGCTTGATTACGTTTCTGAGCAACATAACGGCGAAGCAACTAAAAGTGTGTGGGTTAAATAGGTAAAAAAGGAGTGTTTAATGGAAATAAGCGAACCAAGATCTCAAAAGTATTACGTCCAGTATTACGATGTGGACGAATGGAAAACGCTAGACAAGTATACATACTACGTTGATGCAGTTGTATATCTTGGCAAGTGTGTAGAAGCCCACCCTGAAACAGATCATAGAGTTCTTAGGGTGATATCAGAAACAGCTATTGAAGTTCCATCAATTGAAACG